TCTTCTTTTGTGTCTTCTTTTGTGTCTTCTTCTTTTGTGTCTTCTTTTGTGTCTTCTTTTGTGTCTTCTTTTGTGTCTTCTTCTTTTGTGTCTTCTTTTGTGTCTTCTTTTGTGTCTTCTTTTGTGTCTTCTTTTGTGTCTTCTTCTTTTGTGTTTTGTTTCTTCTTTTATCTTTTTTCATCATTGTCTTTCTTATTTTTTTTGTCTTTTTTGTAGATTTTCCGCCAAGAAGTCCTTGTTTTCTTTTTTCTTCGTTGTTTATTCTTTTTTGTTTTGCGTCCCGTATTTTTTCCATCGTATAACGGTTATATTCCCCGATTTCCTTTCGTGTTTTAGGCCCTTTCTTAAGTTGAGGTTTGCGTCCCAATTTAGATGTGCTTGGGTTATCAATATCAGAATCATAATCTAATTGCTGAGATTCTTCTGGCTGAGGAATTACCTCTTCAAATAAACGACCTATAGTATTTTTAAAGTTTTCATTCGTGATAATATCATGTCCTTGCATATCTAAAACAATACTACATGCACTATCAGATATAATTATATCATTTAAATCCAATGACCATAAAAATACTGATATTTCTGATAATTTTAAGGTAGGGGGTGTTGTATTTATCATACCCTTTTTAATTATGTTATTTAACATATAAATCGCAAAATTTTGTTGTTTTTCGTCTGGTATATAATAAATCACCTTCAACAAGATTTTGTCACAATCTTCTAGGTTCAACAAATTATAATGTGTATTATCTATCCATATATGAAAGCCGTACATTGGATTAAAATCTATATTTTCACCTTCATTTGGAGAGAATTGATAATTTTTATCAAAATTTGTTGAACATAGCGGAAAGCTTTTGTATAGATTATTAGATTTAATTAATATGTTAATATATCTTAAAAAATCTATTAAAGATGAATCATGTTCGGAAAAATCGGCGGGATTAGTCTTATACATAATATTTGCATTCTCACGAAGTGTATGTCGCAGTTCATTAAATGTTTTTACGGCACTGAACGACGGATCTTGTAATTCTGATACAAATTTTTCAACTATCATATATTCTTCTTCACGACTTGAACCGTCCTTTTCTTCAACCGCTCCTTTCTCCACCATCATTCCACAATAAGGTGCTGGTACGCTACTAGTATATTTTACATTTTTGAATAATGTGGTATTTACTGTATTAAATAATATAGGATCATTTCCTATTATATGTTTGATACTTGTTTCAATCGTATATTGTTCATAATTTTTTTCCTTAGCTTGTCGGGTAGTCATACCGTATTGTGTATCAAATAGCTCATATGGATAGTTTCCATGAGCATTCAACAAAACCATTGCGTTTGGTCGTGGTCGTGGTACTGGTACTGGTACTGGTACTTGTATTGGTTTTAGAGTTTCAGTAAACGGTGTGACCGGTTGAAAAAAATGTTTACAAATTCCAACGGTGTTACTTACAATATTAGCAAACTGCTGGAAAGGATTATTTGTAAGTTCATGGTCGGAAGTATCCTCCGCATCCATCTTAGCAGACATAAATGTTTTATTATATAAGAATGATATTATTTTTATGATATCATAAATAGTTGTTATTTCAAAGTAATATTATGTTATCCATCAATTTCGAATGACTGTATTCATATTATTCATGGCTTCTAGTTTCTCGAATGTTTTCTCTCGGTTACTCTTTTCTACTCCTGCGAATAAATAGTCTGTGGCTGGTGACTTTTCATTTTTCTTAATCTCTTTGTAAATCATATCAATCTTTTTGGTAATATTGTCAACTGTGTTTTTATTTTCAATAATGTCTACACCTAAATTAACCGATTCTGTCAATAAAGAAATAGCAAAATACAACAAGTATTTCCGCTTGCGCTTAGTTCCACTCGAATATCGTATTGTAAACAGTTCAAATATACTACGAAGTATTTTTTTTGTAACTTCGCAATAATATTTTTTCAAATTGACCGAGTAAAATAAAATATCCCAAATAATCCAAATAGGTTCTTTTTGAAATTTTTCATCAACCTGAACAAATGTGCGCCGTTCGCATATACATATTTCCTTCTTTTTCTTACACAAGTTTTCAAATTCTAGTATCCATTCTACCCAATAGCATGCTTCTAACGAATTTTTAGAATCTCTAGAAACATGATATGCTAATTCATTGATAGCAATATAAAGCTCTTTTGGGTCATCTTTTTTGAAAACAGTACCACCATATTCAATGGTAGGTGCTTTTAATCGTGTAGACATGGTTGTCATATCAAATTCCTCTTGTTTTTTTATTTTGATACTTTCTATCGAGTGTTTTTTCTTTGAAATACAAAGTATCGTAACCATTTCGGCAAATATTTTCCGTATAGTGCCATTATTTCGCATATTTATTTCAAAACCTGCATATCCATTTTGGACGACTTGTTTAAATGTGTTAAAACGCATTTCCAAATAAATGGGTAATTTAGGATTACCTAAATGTATATGCTTGCCCATAAAATTCAATAGGATATCCCATAATTCAATGTAACAACCACAACATATGAATTCAATACTCCAATGTAATGCCGGTTCTATTTTTCCTGTGGACAAACTATTTAGTAATTCTTTTTTGACATCACTTCTTTTAAAGTTCGAAAATGTAATTCCTTTAAATTCCTTCTCCGACCTCATATCATTTATTTCATGGTCATTCATATAGAAATTTCTTATAAAAAAAATAGCATAAATATACATATAGTAGATGTATTTAACACAAATTTATACTAGATTAGAAAAATACTTGAAGAAAATGCCCGTTTGGTTTAATATTCTACTCGTACTTGCTATTCTGTTTGTCATTATCTCAATTTACAAAGAAAACCAACCAGTGAAGGAGGGATTTATTGATCAAAAAGAAAAATTTGTAGAGAAAACCGGACTAGATTTGTATGATGATTTTTATGTGAATATTTATGACCAATTATTTTACACCGAATTGGCAAATCAATATGAAGTAGGTAGCATTCAAAACATCACAAAACCCACATCTGAAAGCAATGTTTTAATTATTGGTAGTGGTACCGGTAGAACTGCCAATACTTTTGACAAAGAAGGTATAAAAGTGACTGGACTAGATGAATCTTCATCGATGGTCAAATATGCTAAAGAAAAATATCCCAAGATAAATTTTATTGTTGGTGATCCATTAAAATCAATCACATTTCAGTCATCTCAATATACCGATATTATTTGTTTGAATATGGAAATCTATAAATACAAGGATAAAACCGCTTTTATTCAAAATGTATATAATTGGCTTCGACCAGGAGGTTATTTTACACTTCATTTAGTAGATAAAACACGATTTGATCCAGTCATTCCTGCTGGAAAACCATTTATATTGGTAAACCCGCAAAGTTTTGCAGACAATCGAATTACTACCTCAAGTGTGATTTTTAATAATTTTAAATACAAATCTGATTTCCAAGTGTTTCCAAACGATATGGTACAATTCAGAGAAATATTTAAAGATACCACCACCGGAACAAGTAAAGTAAGAGAAAATATCCACAAAATGTGGATGCCATCTAAGGAAATAATTATTAATCAATGTAAAGAAGTCGGTTTCATAACACATGCTCAAGTTGACTTAAGAACAGCATACAAAGAGTATCAGTATTTATATATTTTCCAAAAACCGGAGTAAGTAATACATTACATTATATAATGTAATTTTTATGTTATTTACTTTATATTCATATCAAGTATGAATATAAAATTTATTCAATATATACATTGCTTAAAAAAAGGCACTAATCTGGCAAGTTATCTATTCCTTCATAAAAAGCTTCACACACTCCCACAATTTGGCAGATTCTTGAATATTGAAAGCTCCACGCTTTTGTGCTAAATGAAGGAATGAAACCATCACATTTAATGCTGTATTTTCGTCGGGGATGTTAATTGAAGTCAAAGGAGGTGCTGGAGCTTGTGCTGGAGCTTGTGCTGGAACAGGTTGATGCTTTTCTGATGGTTCCATTGAAATTTGATTAGCTGAGTCCATTATGATAATACGGGACAAAAACAAATGGTTCATTAAACGAATTATCTCATATATTTTCCAGCACGTGCAAAAGAATCGACAATAAAGATTATGAATATTCCTAAAAATGAGTATAATATTAATTCTTCCATTACATTATCCGTTTTTTCCTCTTGTTGTTCTTCCAATAAGTAAATAATTTGATTTAACTTGGTCAATAATTCGTCTTTGTTTGTACCAGACGGAGACATATCATCAGAGCTTTGATTGTAATAGGGTATATACTGTTGATAATATTGCTTCGCATATTCGCTTGGTAGTTGTGTAAATGCTTCCTGAGTATTGTCTTCGACTTGTTTTTGTTGTCTAGGTCGTGGTGGATGTTGTAATTGTTGAGATTGTTTATACTGTGATTCAATGCGATCATTTATATCATGATCCATATTGTCATCATTAACATCATTACTACTGTTACCATTAGTCTGGTTTTCCATGCGTTGTGTACCAACCGAATTAGGCGGAGACAATGGTTGGTAATTGTTTATATCCGATTCACCATCTTCATCCTCTACATCTTCGTGAATTCGGTTCATCATTGCTTCTAATTTTGGGTTTGTTGTTGTTTTATCCTGACGCTTTTTTGCGGTTTTATTATGTCGCATACCTTCACGCTTTTTTTGAATAGGATTATTTGTATCGTTATTTTCTCCATTAAAATCAGAGTATCCTAAAGAAGACATTATACTTATAAAAAATACAGATAATAATTTAATTAACTGACGGAAAAAATATATATTTAATTTATATAAGAATGTTCATGAACAACAACAAGTTAAATGTCAAGTCTGATTTAGGAAAACTAATAACAATATTCATTGTTATCATTGCTACACAATACAATATAATGGCGGGAGTGGTTGCGTTATTTGTTATGGTAATAATGAACCATACTTTAGTTGAAGGTATGGAAAACAAAGAAGATGAAATAAATAAGTCAACCGAAGACGAAACTGGTAAGCTGGTCAAGGATTCTAAAAACATGGACAATAATATTAATGCTGACGATGATGTAGATAAAAGTGATGGTGTCGTTGATATTTCTAAATTTAGAAACGATTATTGTGTCAATAATACACTCACATTAGACGGTAAACAAGTTACAATGGGGACACTTAAAGAAAGTTTTCCCGACCTAAAATTTACAGGTGATGCATGTGACCCATGTGATAAAGATTGTCAGTTTGAAATCATTTCATCCAATGAAAGATTAACTGTTGAAGAAAATATGAGAGCAACCGATTCCAATAATGAACCAATTGATCACAAAGAAGCAATTAAAAAACGCGAATAAAATAACTGCTTATTGTATACAAGAGAAAACGAATGTTAAAGGTTCTATTATTCTTTATTCTATATATTTTAATTATTACAATTACTATGCCTAAGCCAGCAGTTGAGGGGTTTAATACTTATTTTAGACAATATGTACGACCCCCTTTTCGAGATATTAAAGGATTCGGAACAAACATTTGGGGAAATACAAAGAATCTAATTATTAGAGTTGGTCGAGTCTTTGGACTTTCTTAGAAATCAATATATTATACATTACTATTTTCTTACAGTAATATATAATATAAAATGTCTATATTTGAAATGTTAAATAGCTTAAACTCAAGTAAATATTTTACTGGAATTATTATGCTTATGTTAAATATTGGTTCCCGGCATGTAGAACTGAAATTAAGCGATTCGATGGAATCATTTGTGAAATATAATATGGCCCGTGAATTATTAATATTTTCTATTGCTTGGATGGGTACTCGTGACATCATAGTTGCGTTATTATTAACCGCTGCATTTGTCATTTTATCAGATTTTTTAATGAATACCAATAGCAAATTGTGTATATTACCCAACAAGTATCAGTATTTAAATATCGATAAAAATAATGATGGAAAAATAAGCGATATTGAAATTAATAAAGCAATGGAAACATTGGAAAAGGCTAAGAAACAACACGAACAAGATAGAAATATGAATTTATTAAATTATTTTCACAGTTTAACATAAATTATATATATTATTATTATAATACAATGAATACTAATAATAATTTACCTGTTGCAATACCGATAGCACAACCGATTGATACATTTACACCTACGGGGAATACAACAACAATGTCTTCCGCAAAAAAAACAACATCCGATAACATATTAATCGTCAAACTTAACATGAATACAAATGGAGGATCTATTGGACAGAATATTAGATACAGTCCTGATATGTCCAATCTTCAAGTATACAAAGAGTACCCAGATATATTGTTTATACCCACTATAAAATTAGAAAATGATATGTTTAATAAAACAGTGGAAACAATGAGTCAACTAGGTTCATTTGAGAAAAGAAAGATATTTTTGTCACCTGCACTATTTTCCAATTTTATTGCAACATTACAAAATAAATATAAGTACGAACAAATTACGCTAGAAGAAGCTAAGAAAAAAGGTATAATTAACAATAATATACAATTTATATTAAATATTTTTTTCGGAAAAGGTAATCATCTCATATTGTCTGGTATCACATATACTATAAATAACTATAAATGGAATACTGGGTTTGAAGAAACAAGAATTCCAGGAAAAAAAATACGCAAATATTCAGTCAATATAGATATTCAATTAATCAAAGGCGACAATCTATCATTTATTGATTTTGCGAGAAGTGGATGTCTATCAAAAAAGAATGATATTATCAATCATTATTACAAATTAATAGTTAAAAAGAAGGATGACAATAACGGAAAACAAACTGCAGGTGGTAATCAAAACAAAAATAAGATTATGACAAGGAAAAAATCAAAGCGAAATAAAAGAATGGAAAAACTACATCAGATACAGATAAATAAAACCCGGTCAAAAAAATAAAGTATATGCTTATTATAATGGCTTCTACTATGCTGGTTATATATAATATAATATCTATTAGCGTTGTATTAATGATGATACAATTAATATATATTCGCGATTATACATTATTATTTGGTGAATTGTTATGTATGATAATTCAATATTGTAGTAAAAAAATAACAACTGGATGGTATCCAGATATATTTAAAAGACCGAATGGTGCTACAGATTGTAATTTATTCAATTATGGGGGTAAGAGTGACCATTGTTCAGGATTTCCTTCTGGACATGTAGCATCTATCACTTTTTTTATGGAAATGTTGGTATTAAGAAATAATGTAGATGTTTTATACAATAAAACAACATATTATGTCCCGATTTTATTGGTTGCATATTCACGATACATGAAAAAATGTCATAATATAATTCAAATATTTGCTGGATATTTGTTAGGTTATGGTGTGGCCAATATATTGTATAAATATGATGATGATATTAAACAATTCGTTAAATCGAAAATAAGTTATTTTTTCAATATTGAAGATAATGAGAAGAACTAAACAAAACGCATTGAAACAAAACGCAGTGAAACAAAAATAAATTAGTATATAAAATAATATATTATTCATTGAATTTTAGATAAAATATTGTTATATATTAATTAAACTACATGAATACAACCATTATGGATTCGGATAATAAATTAAAAGAAGTAGATACTGAGACGATTATGTATAATTATGCTATTGTACTTACATTATATAATCAATATAAGGACGAAATTAATCTAGGACTTGATAAACTAATTAATAGAATAATCAATTTAATTCTAGCATACCATCCTACACTGACAAAGAATAGCGAACGACTGAATATTATTAATGATGTATTATTTAAGGATAGTCTCATAGGTCAGGGTCAAATTCTCCCTCGAATTTCTATAAATAATAAGCTGAAGGATATGGAAACAATAGAAGAATTGAAAAACATATTTATACCATCATTGAATTTCAGAGAAAAAATGTCAATGGTGCGGAATTTTGCTTCAAAAGATAATTGTCTAATGTATTCAATACTCGTTGAATACGACGAATCTAAGAACAATCCACAAAATAATAATCTCTTTGAAAAAAAATACCCAATGTTAAATCTTAAATATGTAAATGAATCCGTTACTATGATAGAAAATATAATTGGATTTGACATTGGTGAAACGAACAAATGTTATGATGATATAAATGGGTCAAAAGTAGTAATTGTATTAATACTCGTAAAGAACCGAATAGACGGTTTTATGAAATGATGCAAAAGAATTATACAGAAAATCCAACAAAATCACCAATTACATTATGTTGGCTTTGGCATCCACTAGTATATGGTGTTCCATATCAAAATGTCGTTAAAATGCCCTCAGATAATGCTGTTAAAAAAATGATGCCTGAATATGAAAAGAAAAACCAAATAGATTTTGATAAATGTATGACTGATACATTTTCCAAGTATCCAGTGTTTCCACCATTAACCAAGCGTGAGATAACATATATGAGAAAAAAGGGAGCCAGACCAAATGTCGATGGTCTATATAAACGCCCCCCATGGACACCTCCATATTGTTATTATAAAGAACCACTACCTACTTTTACTACAAATATGCTTAGTCGTTATAAAAAATTTTCTGTAAGTAATTTATCTGGACATACCATGTTATTTATTATAATAGCTAAGTATTTTAAGGATATTAATTTAAACATGATTGTATTAGCAAGTATGCTGTTTATGGTACCTTATAACCATTCAATGCATGAGATCTTTCAGGCTGCAAAAATGCTAGGCGTAAATACAGGATATTCTATTAAAAAGACAGATTTGGAAAATATGAATTATTTTTTAACGGATGTTATGAAAATGAAACCAATTGATAGTGGAAAACTAATTACTAATGTAAATAAATATATTCCAGTATCAGATAAAAGGAAATCTAAACAAACACAACTTACAAATGCATCAACATTGGGTAATATCGACGGATCAAAAAAGGGCGGAACAAGACAATCAAAAAGAAGGAAATCGAACTCCATTCATACAAATAAACGAACTCGAAAAAAAGTAATGTTCAAAACTCGTAAAAATCGAAATGGGTGTAAAAAACGAAGTAAGAAAACGAAAAAGAAATAAAAATTGAATGAAAAAACAATTGTTTTTATTGTTACCAAATTTAATACGATATTATACCATTATAGTTAACTAAATTACAATGTATGTCTCGTTCAACGATATTTACAATGAAAATACAAATCATACTGACATTATTGGTCTCTTTAATAATAGTAATAATAGAGTAACAATGTTGGAAAACGAACACGACGAAATATATATTACAACTACAAATCCAACTTATTTGTATAGTGCGAGTTATAATTACTTATATGTATTAGATGAAATGATAAGGCAAGCTAAAGAATATCATAATAGCATTAGTATATTTGACATTCATGTTGATGAATTACAGTATTTGTTGGGAAGTATGGTTTCATTATATGGAATATATTACTGTATTGAAAAACTAATAAATTCCATTTATGAAAAATAAACAAAACGAACAAGAAACAATATTACATAAATAACATATTACATAAATAACATATAATTATCTTAATATATTATAATAACAATATGAAATTTATCATCACTTATACAGATTATAAATATCAGCGAATTTATAATTTAAATGTTAATCATATTTTTAATCAAAAATATATAGATGCTTCAGGTACGAAATCATTATTATACAACTACAAACATTTTGCTGAAACACAATCCAAAATAACAAAAACATACGATATTGGCAAGGGAATACAAAAATATACACATGAGAATGGTATTAATAATTATAGGGTTGATTTGATTCCGAATAATCATAATAGTAATACTATGAATGATAGTAAAATGGATAGAATAATAAATAAGATTTGTAATGCTCTATATGTCAATGTATTAGAATCTGACATAAAAAATCATAAATTAACGATTTGTCTTGATGAAGAGGTATTAAACAGATATAATCTAAGGAATGTTCCTGATAATGAAACTATTTATATACAAATATATGATAAAAGTAGTGTTTTCGACCGAATTTATTGTTAATATAAACATGGATTGTGATTATTAATCCAATATTCATTTTTGTTAATTCGCAAAAATGAATATTATTATAAATAGAGTAATTTTTAAAGGTGTAAAATAAGTATGTGTTATTAAATATCTAAACTGATTGTATTGCGTTCAGATTTCCTTCTTTTTGTTTTCAACGGAACATTGTCGTTTTGCATTTCTTTTAATTCGCTTATACTGATTGTGCTACCATTATCATCATTGTCCTGGATATTTACTTGTGTATTCTTAACCTTTAACCCAGACAATAGGCTAGATATATCAGAAGGTCCCTTCATCTCAGGTCGTCTAGATTTTTCAGCGGAAGGAATATCACGACTAGCATTTATGTCAGGTCTATTTGAGAGAGGTACATATCCAGATCTAATTGGTGGTGGTACAGCAGTTGGGCCTTGAGTTTGTATGGGTGGTGGTGGTTGTCCATTTGATTGTGCACTAAATTGTGGCGACATTTGAGGCATTTGTTGAGGCATTTGGCCTCTCGGTTGTGGAGCAGATTGTTGACTAGGATTACCGCGCTGATTGTCGTTCATCATGGAATTCATAAATCCACCTAGACCTGGATTGGTTTGTCCCATAGAATTAACAGCGGCACTTGTAAATTGCTGCATTAATTCCGGGTTTTGGCGCATGATATCATCCATACCAGGCATTGATGATTTGAACATACTATTTGTCATGTGAACCATCAGCGCACTTCCACCTAGTTGAAACAATAATTTTAATTCGGGAGCCATTGTAGCCTTGGATTTATATTTCTCGTGTAATTCAGCGAATATATCATCATAATCATCAATATTTTCATTGATTTGCTCAGACCATCCGTCCAATTTAACATCAAACGGATCGAATTTATTATTTAAAAATTCTAGCCCAGTAATACAAGCCATCATCATCTTACCTTGAAATTTCATTGAATTTTTTCTTTCTTTTTCGGCTACGACTGTCTCGTATTCCCCCTTCATCTCTAATAAATTGGACTCCATGTCATACTTCTTTGTTAGGTTAACACCTTTTTTTTCTAATGCCTCTAGTTTTTGAAGGTAAGTGAACTTTTCTTTTAACTGTTCTTCTTTTGATAACTGTGGTTCAATTCGACTTTTGGATACATCTGGATTAATAGGAACATTATTAAATTTTCCATATCCATCCCATGTCTTGACGTCGTCGTCAGATTGTTCTTTGGTAGATTTTCCTAAATTTAAAGACTCTGTTTGTGGTGTTGTATCATCATCATCATCGTCATCATCCTCGTTATTTAATTTAAAAGACCCAGAAAACATATCTGATCTAGCTGTCTTTATACTTTTTTTAGGCCCAGACAAATTATTCAGCTCATCCTCTAAATTATCTAAATCATTTATATCTATATCTGATGATAATCCCCTACCACCTCCTGATGAGGAGGATTTTTTTTTATCATTCATTAACAATTCAATACCAGCCCCTAAACTAGATGATCGGTTATTTCCAAAACTAACATCTTCTATATTATCATCTCCTAATGAACTGATATCTATTATTTCCGGTCCACTCATTATGTTTTAATAAGATCATTTAATTTTAAATCAAACCCATTAATATTATATATTTTCTTCTATCAATGATTTATCCTTTAAAAACCATAGTCCTTGTAAGAAACAATCTGCTAAATCATCCTTTTTTTTACTGTTTTCAAATAATGTGACATGTTCACTTAATTTTTCGTTATTTATTAATAATTCTTCGCATACTTCAATCCCCCTTTTTTTTCTCTCTGAATAAGTGGATTGTTTATTTGTTGAGAATTCTTTTAGTTTATTGGATGCCGATATAAAATGTATATCGTTTACATTAATCATGATAAAATATTGAGCTATCATACCTTGTAATGTCTTCATACGATTTGCTATTGGACTTATTTGATTTTCAATAATAACTGTATCTATTTCAATATCTTTAAACAAAATATCCATTTCTATTTTCAAATTAATACCTATTTCAATTAAAGTCATATCAGTTGTTTTTATCGAGTTATTAAATGGTACTGTATATTTTGACTCAAACTCTTTTTGCAATTCATCCAATAACAGGATTTTACTTTTTTTGTGATCAAACTTTGTTTCATGTTTTATCAATATCTCTCTGATGTCTTTTATTTTTCCCTTTTTCAGTTTATTGATTTCTAGTTCACATGGTATAATATTAACACCAGAATCCTTGATGTGTTTTTTACAAGTGTAAAATAAACCATGTTTATATTTTGCTGGTTTTTTACAAGTAAAACAAACAATCTTTTCTTCTCTGCATAAATTGGCTACATTCCAGATTTCAATTGAATATTGTTTATCTTCATCGACATTCATCAAACATAATGCTAAATTCTTAATACCTACATCTATACTCAGGACTTTCATAATGGTAAATTATAATACTTATCTTTATTTATTAAATTACTACATTTAATAAATAATTGTTTTACCGTTTTAATTAGGATTAGGATATTTTTGTAACAAATACTGTTCTTGTGTAAGAATCGGAGCAACCATGCGAGCTTGAAGTTGTTGACTAGATAAATACAGTTGTTTTAAATCACTATTTTCATACCCATATGGTTGAGACTTTTCCATACACGATTTGTATAGGAATGGACTATTCGGTACAGAATCCCCGACTTTTAATGTTGGGCAGTAGCAACAATTATCACATGCTTCCAACTGATTTGATTTTATAATTGAATCAGCATTGGTTGTTAAAAAATGCCTATATTGCCAATTACTCTTAATATCATTATCTTTTCTAATTTCTTGATTAATTGCAGCACCTGGTTGCCACTTTGCATAATTTCTACCATCTGTCATAATAGGTGGAAAATCAAAATGAATATTATTAGATCCCGCATTACATGTACCCCAACTCATTGTATATATAATTAGAGAGAGAAAATGTATTTAATTCTTATCGGCTTCTAATAATTTAAGCAAATCCTTTTTATTTAACTTATCACCTTCTGTTGCTAATGCCTTATCGGTTACCATTTGTCTTAATGACTTGACATTTAATGATTTTAAATCTATGTTGGGTAATTCGTCATTGCTTGTTTTGGTGTGTATTTGTGTATCGTTAGTAATTGTTGTATAATCTTCATGATCAGATTCGTCGGAATCACTATCACTACTATCACTGTCATTTATTATTTGTTCTAAATCTTGTAGCGATAATTCGAGCATTTCTTCTAAATTAGAATTATTATCCAACTGAATAACCTTGACAATAGATTCATTCGAAGAATGGTTAACATTAATAGTATCTAAATCAATTACATCATTCAATGATATTGCGTTTTCGGTAGTAATTGAATTATTTTGACTATCTTCATGTTCACTACCACTATCATTATCACTATCACTATCATTATTACTATCACTATCACTATCACTATCACTATCACTATCTTCACCGTCTGATACATGGATCAGTTCGTCTATGTGGTTTTCAGATACAATTCCTCCTTGTTGGAATGGTATATTATCTGTTAATGGTTTATCCTGTCCAATTTGTTGATACGGTATATTACTCCGTCTCATATCAATATTTGATATAAATGATTGCAATACACGTGCTTGGTCCATTTGTGCCCGCTCTAATGTACTAATTGTCCTTTTAAAATAAAAAAACAAAAACGAAACTAACGAAAATATAATTGTTAGACAGAATAAGGTAATTGGATTGGTTATTATATCAATCATTATTACATATTTCCTAGATAATTAAACCTTAAATCAAACGTATAGTAAAGCGGATATTTTTACTAAATATCTTGTTGAATAATTCTATTCGATAACTTTAATATTTCTTCAGGATATTCCAAATCGTATAAAACTTTAAGTCCTCCTTTTATTGATGAAATTCCAGAATTTAATTTGTATGTATAATTAAAGTTAATACTATCTAACTTTTCAACACCCATATTATTGTTTTGAACATCATTCTCTAATAAAGTACACAGGTCCAATAAATGAGTTGTTAATATGAAATCCATATTTTTATTGTTAATTAAGTACTTGATAAATCCATAAGAACTAGCACATGCTTCATTCGGATTTGTTCCCGAAAATAATTCATCAAATATGCAAAAATGTTTATCAGATGACATATTCAAATCGTCTATTATTTCTTTACATCGCCTTGCTTCTGCTTGAAACAAACTGTCCCTACCAGAGGTATCCGGTATATTCAAATAACAGTGTATCTTATCATATAATGGTATAGTGGCCTTTGAATAAAATCCATATCCATATGTTTGAGAAAATAGTATATTAATGATGACTGTTTTCAGAATCGTCGTTTTTCCAGAAGCATTAGGTCCTGTAATAATCATGTTATTATTCATATTGATATCATTCTTAATTGGTGCATTATTTATTAAATATGGATAATACGCCCCTGTTATTTTTAGTTTTTTACCAAACGCACATTTATTTATTCTTTTCTCTCTATACATTGCCGATATACTGTTGATGTTCTCTGTATATGCATTGAGTCCTAAACTATATTCGATAGTTTCTATGGTTTCTATATTCATATGTATTTCGTAGAAATATTTCATAATATATCCAACTTCCGAAATCTTACGATTAAATGTAGTGAAATTCACTTGAAAATCAGTTATTTTCTCTAGATTGTCGTATAATTGTTTACATTTCTCTCTTCGTAATGACATTTCATTCAAGAATTCATTATAGGTATCGTGTGGTTTCATATGTTGTTCAATGACATTCATATTATCTATCGTTGTATTCAAATATTCTTTTAATAAGAATAAGTTATTGTGTATATCTTTGAAATTTTTATAAAATCGATAACATACAATAGTGTTTTGGTAAATCGAAAAGAAATAAAAAACCACCGAGACAATCGCATATATTCGTTTTTCCCAAGAGATATCCGACATTATATTAAATACATTACCTAATGCATGTTTTGAAAATATTTTTGTAAGTACCGTGTAATAGCTGACCATTGTAATTTTTACACCATTGAATTTTAACATAAAAAAAGGCACTAACAGCAAAATAAACGGTACTAATAAACTCAATACTGGGCTTAATAGGTTATAAATACTAAGTATCTGTAAAAATTGTGGGGAATTATTTAAAAATTTGAAATATTCGATATCAATGTAGTAATATTTATCAATAAACGATTCATCTTCTCGAATACTTGTCCATAAATCGTAAAATTTGTCATATAATTCAGTATGCTTTTCTGTGTGGATATCATCATTCCATGACTTTATGACCTTTTGAGTTTGTTTTAAAAATCGTTTATCATTAGTAAAATATTCCAATTGTTTATCTATATTCAATTTTCCTATTTTACTCTTTGGATTCAAAACAGATTGTAACAGTGGTTCGCGATCATCGGTTGTTTCGTTTAATTCTAATAGTTCTAAATCTTGAATTATATTTTTATCGACCTTTTCTTTGGATGATAAATAGTATATTGGTAAATGAAAATTGGATTCAGTCATTTAAATAATAATTTTAATTAATAAACTTATTATTTACGAATTGGTTGAATATGTGAATATTCAAGGGTTCTATAGTGCCGATATTTGTGCAGGCATTTCCTCTATTTGTGTATCATAATATTGTTCAATATCTCGTATTAATCGTATGTCTCTTCGTGTAATAAAATTAATACCCATACCTTTTCTACCCCATCTACCGGATCGTCCAATTCTGTGAATATATGTATGTATGTCTTTGGGAACATCAAAATTAATTACGGTACTTACTTGTTGAACATCAATACCACGAGCGGTCAAATTAGACGATATTAACACCCTTGAACCTCCACTTGAAAAATCTTTGTATGCCTTTGTTCTTTCATCCTTTTCCATACCGCTATGAATACAGCAAACCGGAAAACCGTCTTTAATTAATGCTTCATTAAGATCATTCACTCTCTTAATACTATTGCAGTAAATAATACATTGACTCAATGAAATCGATTTAAAAATATCCTTGATAGTTTCGTATTTTTGAGAGTCATCTTCCAATGCTATATAGTACTGTTTAATTCCCTCTAGTGTAATACTTTCAGTCTTTACCAATATTTTCACAGGATCTCGCATAAATTTTTCGGTAATTGCTTGAATTTCAATAGGCAATGTAGCACTAAATAGGCATACTTGTACATCATTTGGTAGAAAATGGAAAATAGTATAAATTTGTTCTTTAAACCCGGCTGATAACATTTCGTCCGCCTCATCTAATACGAGTAACTTTATAAATTTTGTATTTATTTTTCTCCTACGCAACATATCATGTACTCTACCAGGAGTACCAACAATTACTTGTGGTTTTTTCTCAATATCGGCAATATCGATCTCCATGGGTGTGCCTCCAATTAATAATTTGGATTTAAATCCGTCGATAAATATGGACATTTTATCAAGTACACTTATAATTTGAATAGCTAATTCTCTAGTAGGAGCCATAATAAGGGCTTGGGTTTCCTGAACAGTTTCATCCACAACTTCAATCGTTGATATCGTAAATGCACCTGTTTTACCCGTACCTGATTGAGCTTGTGCAATAACATCATGTTTTTCAATTATTGGTTTAATTGCTCGTTTTTGAATTGGACTTGGATTTTCAAAACCATAACTAAATACACCTCGTAGTAAATTTTCTTTAATATTTAGCTCATTCCAATTAGTAATTTCTTCAATATTATTAGAACTCATATATTATTAAAGCAATTATTATTTAAGTATATATGTATTATTAATATTAATAAAATTGATATAAACTTATAAATTTATTACCATTATATTATAAGGAATGACTACCTGTATCTATACTATAAAGGATTTTGAATCGATTGTATGGACGGAAAAAAGTATAAACATATTGCCCGATGAGACTATTCAGTTGATTAATAGTCTTACTGAGCAGGTAGGTGCACCTAATTATATAAAAACACCTTCTTTTACAACCGGAGATAAAAATTTCACAAAGAAAAAGAAAAAACTGAATGAATCAGTTAATACAGAAGATTGGCAATCGATTCGAAATTTTAAGAAAACTGAAATTACAACAAAAGAAGGTATTCAGAAAGATATTGATACTATTCGGCTTCTTATCAACAAATTAACTAGTAAAACATATGAAAAAATTATAGAGAAACTATTTGAATCGTTAGATGTTATGTTAGAAAATAGTGAATATGATGACAATTCGTTTAATTTGATTGGGTACGCAATATTTAATATGGCTACAAATAACAACTTTAATAGTGGAATTTATGCAAAGCTATGTAATGAATTGAAAAATAAATATGATTTCATGTCTTCCATAATTATTCATAATATCGCGGAATTTATGAAGCTTTTTGAAAATATGGAATTCGTATCACCCGAAGATGATTATAATAAATTCTGTGAAACAAATATATTAAATGATAAACGACGATCAATGTCACTCTTCCTATGTAATTTATATAAAAACGAGGTTGTTACACTTGATAGTATTGTAGACTATATTCACACTTTACAATCTCGTGTTATGACTGGGATGAATGACGAAAAATGTAAACCTGAGATTGAAGAATTATGTGAAAATTTGTATGTGTTTTTGACAAATATGGATTTTAAAATACTGAATAAACACGCCGATTGGAGTTCGATACATGAAAGACTTGTTTGTATTAAAAACACAAATACCCAAGATAATGCTGGTATTTCCCATAAATCAAAATTTAAACATATGGATATCTTGGATAAATGTAAGTAATACAAAGAATAAAAAACGAATACAAAGAATAAAAATGATTATATTATTTTTATTATTTTTAATGTGAATACCTTTTTGCTATTTTTTGAAACTGACCAACAGCATAGTTCATATATATTGAATAATATTTAGATTCAGTGCGAATATGTTTAAAAGCGTGTTTCATAAATGGTGGGTCCTCTTGTGAAATACCGTTTTCATATATTTCTCTATAATTACGATAAACCGTAGCGGTATCGTAAACTCTGTATTTATTATACCAATTCAATATAATATTTTTAAATAGTGGAATATATGGATATTCAACATTATTCTTGTGAGGAATGAATTCGGCTATATAATACCGAATTTCAGGTGGTAACTTTTCTATACGATTTCTTTTATATGATTTGCTCATTATAAATATTTTTGTCTTCTATAAGAATATGTTTTATTTTATGTTCAATTTTTATTTCTACATGTAAATCTTCAAGGATGTAATAGACATATTATATTGATACAAATGTAATATATAATCAAATATATATAAAACTTATTTCCTATAGATAGGTAATGTCAATAAAATATACAAATACCCATAATTTAACTTATGAATTACATGATAAATCTATTAATAGCACATTAATTAATGAAACATCAAGTATTCATGATATATTAGACAATGACGATTATTTTTCAGATGAAGATATCGATGAATTTCATTTACCACATAGTGATAGTAATTACTCCAATGAAAATATAGAAGACGATATTTCAGCACAACATGTTGATTATTGTGAAAATTATACAGTAAAAATGTTATCTCATATTGCGAATTACTATGATATACCGAAAAAAAAAATAAAAAAGGACGAACTCGTATCATTGATTGTTGATTATGAAAATAATCCAGAAAATTCTATACAAGTATATAATCGCAAACGATATTGGCATTATTTACAAGAATTACAAGAAGATAGTTATTTCGGAAAATTTATAATACTCAATTAAACATTTATGATAATAGGAATTAAAAATTTATATATAAATAAATTATAATGGTGAGTTCTATTTTAAATCCAAAGATTAATTACCCTGAAATTAAATATCTAGACCCAGAAGATAGGAAATACGATGCTTCAATGTATTCTATTACGGTTTTAAACATAAATAATGTAATAATAGCTTTAGGACAAGCCAAGTATGATTTTATTGATGATAATATTATTTATTATCCAATATATTTGGTAAAAAATGATAAGGTAAATACACAAATAGGTGTATATGAGATTATGGCAAACCAGCTAATAAATGTTACAGATGAAGACAATGATATAGAATTAGACAAGATTGACTCTCCGTTGATATATAGTTTTGTTACACCCGAAGTAATAGCCAATTCTAAAGAAACACCTAATATGTTGAAGAAGGAAAATACTAGTGACAATGATAATGGGAATGATAATGGGACTGATAATGGGAATGATGATGGGACTGATAATGGGACTGATGATGGGACTGATGATGGGACTGATGATGGGACTGATGATGGGACTGATGATG